GACCTTAAGGAATGTGTCAGTATCTTTCTTAAATTCTGTCGCGAGTACATGATATTGCACCCGGCGAAGGTTGCCCGGCTCAACTATCTCATGCCAGATCGTTGGGCAATTGGACTGTAAGACTGCCTTGCCCTCTGAGTCCTTATAAATCTTTAGCAGGCCATCACCTAGCGAATCGCAATCTACCATCACCTCAAAAAGTGTCTGGTGAATGTCGCTTTCAATGGCAAATTGCTTAACTGCCCGGTCTTCTTCGCTGTCAGCCTCGGATGATCCGATCATCACAGGCTTGCCAAGTAGAAAATCCATGCTCCTGATAGTGCTTTTCCAGAAGTAGCCTAACCAGGTTTTTAATTGATCTTTATTATCTTCTCGCAGGAGTCGGTTGAGATCGGGCCAAATGGCAACAAAATCATTTTCCCGGATGGATATGTTCTCTTGATATTCCTTTATGCGATCCGCATCGGGCGGCCATTCTGCGTTTTCTTGGAAAAGACTTTCTAAATTAGTATAAGACATCGGGCCACCTCATTCCAGATCGTTAAACTTTTGGGCATGTTTCGCGGCATTGACTGCCAACAACATGGCGCATTTGTGACAGATATAAATTTCCGGTCCGGTATAGGTCGTCTGTTGCTGAGAATAAGCCTCTAGCTGGATGCTAATAACCTTCATGCAGTCAGGGCAGGCAGCGGCATTCTCCTGAAGGTCTTTGCCACAGAAAAGACAAATGCCGCAATTGTGTTTTATTTCCATGAAAGCCTCTTACGAATAATAAACCCGATTCCAGAGATATCTCATCATATCACAGCCGTCATCATTCTTTTTGACCGGCTCATCTTTGCCCCTGCCTTTTGCCTTCTCATCCCATACATAATTCATCATTTCTTCGACCACTTGAGGGCATCCGGGCCGATAGATGCTTATTTCGTGATTGAAAAGAGCCTTTGCCAATTTCTGAATTTCGGCATCTACATCTACCTTGATAGCATGGTTGATTATAGCTCTTGAATCCAGCTCAGGATAATCGGCTCGCAATTCTTCCAGAAGCGAGAGACCACCGCCGCCGGAATCTACGTCTACAGCTTCAGGCGCTATCTTGTCGCAATAGCTTAAGATCTCTTTACCAAATTCCTTAGAGTATTCACCATTGGTCTTATTGGATGTATAATGCTCTTTGAATAATACCCATCGATTCATTGACGGGCTAAATCCTGCCAGGCCCATCGCGGTATAATGCTGTTGGCCGTAGTCCATTGCTACTATGTAGCGGTTGAAATCGGAGGGCAGCGTATCGATAACATAGCCATCTTTGGGATCATCGGTGAGGAATGGATAGATTGCACCGCTTGCGGCTGCCCATTCGCCTTGAATCCATCGTTTATACCAGACAGTCCCAGGTACATACAAGCTGGAAATCCAGGCCTTATAATCGTCTGGAAGGTGTGGGTTATCCGCCATTGTGAAATGGTAGAGTTTTGCTTTTATGGCCGGATTATCGGCCCGCTCGATTACCTGCTTATGAAACCAGTGAAATTTGCTCTCTGGATTCATTGTCATGATGGCTTTGGCCTTCCCGACTCGCAGACGGGAAAGGGCCATCATAAAGAAGTCTTCGGGCCAGGTGGTAACTTCGTCACCGTACCATGCATAGAGGGACTTGCCCTGGATTTTGCTCCTAGACTTGGCGTCATTGGCCCCGTAGAGGCGCACCTTGCGCCCGTAGATCCACGCTACGTTTCCCGATTTATAACAATCATCAGATCCTAGAAAGTCTGTTAGAGGATCTAATACGTTGGCCTCAAGGGTAAGCTCTGTCTTGCCAATCATGGCGAGAGGGTACTGCTTAGGAGTCTGGCGGATCAGTAGCGCCCACGCCTGTGAAGATGTGACAGTCTTTCCAGATGAGACAGAGCCCCACAAAGGAAATAGCTTAGAATCGGAATATAGGAAGTCTAAGATAACTTCTTCATGCTTAGAGCCTTCATCGGGAAATAGCCAGCCCTCATACAACTCGTTTTCCATTTCGGGCCTTCATTTCTGCAATGGCTCTGTCTATGCCGGGGGCATCGTCGTCTTTTGGAGGTTCCTTTGTCATCAGGCCAAGTGCTTTAATTCCCGGCTCTAAACAGTTTGCAGCTGCCTGAAAATCGCGCGATGTTTCAGCCTTCTTCTCTGCTTTCTCGCTCAAGCTCTTGCACCGCTCATAGACCTCGTTAATGCGATCTTCGACCGCGACCTTATGCCGCTTCTCGATTATATCCGTGAACGTGCCAGGATTGGGTGGCTGCATGCGCTCAGGATACTTGCCAACATGCCCCATATGAGCATGCTTGCTTATTTCCCGCCAGGCCTGCTTTCTATTGATCTGCTTATCGTATTTGCGGGCGATGGCGGCGTAGGACATCCCAGCAGTCAGGTCGAGATCGATGTCGCGGCGGATGTCGGGATCTAGGGAGCAAATACGGCAATAGGGTGCAATGGGAGATCAACTCGAAAGGCTTATATATTATAGAATACTCTAGGATACTATGAAACTCAAATGCAAGAACAAGGATTGCGGGTACAAATGGGACTACAAAGGCAAGAATCCGTTTTGGGCGTGCTGCCCGAGATGCAAGCATTCGGTGAAGGTGACAAAGAAATGATCTATCTCGCTTGCCCTTACTCGCATCCGCTGGAAGGCATCCGATTGGCCCGTTTCCGAGCCGCAAACATCGCCGCCGCGCGCCTGATGGCAGAAGGCCATATCGTCTATTCCGCGATCAGTCACACGCATCCGATTGCGGTTGAGAACAATTTGGGCCTCGATTGGGATTACTGGCGGCCCGCTGATGTCTATTTCATCGGACTATGCGATGAGATGGTGGTTTTGAAGTATCCGGGGTGGGAAGAATCGAAAGGCATCGACGCGGAAATGCGTCTCGCTAAAAGCATTGGGAAGAAGATTAGATTCATGGAGTGGACCGAATGAAAGATTACCAAACATTCCTGGCATCGAAGCGGTTTCATGCCACGCCCGCGGGCTTCACGGCCAAAGACATCAATGCAAAACTCTTCCCTTTCCAGCGCGATATAGTCGCTTGGGCCTGTCAGAAAGGCAAAAAATGACTGGAAAGACGCCCGCCCTGTTTCAATGGAAACCACTGAGCGACAAGCAGCGGTCAGTGATGAACTGGTGGATGCCTGAAAGCGGCGTATCTGATTATGACGGCATAATTCTGGATGGCTCTATCAGGGCCGGCAAGACCTTGCCAGAGTCTGTAAGTTTCATCGATTGGGGCATGCAGACATACAACAATGAAACACTTGGCATGGCCGGGAAGACCCTTGGGGCCCTCCGGCGAAATGTCATTGGCCCTCTGAAGAGAGTCTTGCCAGGGCGCGGTTACAAGATCAAGGATAACCGGAGCGCGGAAGAGCCCCATTTAGAGATCTCCAAAGGCAGGAGAGTTAATAAATTTTATCTGTTTGGTGGCAACAACGAACGAAGCCAAGATCCGGTTTTGGGTTTTACTGGTGGCGGCTTCTACTTCGACCAGGTTGAACTTATGCCACGCAGTTTCGTTGAAACTGCCGAAGGCCGTTGCTCCCTGGAGGATGCGAAGCTCTGGTATAACTGCAATCCACAAGGCGCAAACCATTGGTTTTATTTAGATTACCTGCAAAAGCTGGAAGAAAAACAGCTATTGCATTTGCATTTCTTAATGGATGACAACCTTTCGTTATCCGCAAAGACGCGGGCCCGCTACGAGAGACGATGGCCGAAGGGGTCAGTTTTCTACAACAGAAACATCCTTGGCCGGTGGGTAATGGCGGAAGGCAGGGTATTCTCTTTCTTTTCAGATGATCCCCATGCCGGCTATGTAGTTGATCGCGTCCCTGATCACTTCGTAGAATATCTAGTATCTCTTGATTACGGCATTAGCAACCCATTTATCGCCCAACTTTGGGGCCTGTCTGGTGGTTGTTGGTACATCCTGAACGAATTTAATTGGGACTCTGCAAAAGAACAGAAGCAGAAAAGCAATCCTGACTATATCGAAGACATGGCACGGCTCATAAACTGGAATGGTAAGCCGGTGTTTCCAAAAAAGATCCTGGTGCCGCCTGAAGAAAACGGGTTCATACGGGATCTGAAGAGGGCGGGCCAGACCAGACCGAACCTGATAGGTGCACACGCCGCGGATAACAGCATTATGCCCGGCATAGAGGATGTGACCACCATCTTGAGCCTGGGAAAATGCAAGATCTATCGGCACAATTGCCCGGTTACAATTCGCAGTATTAACGAATTGCTCTGGGATCCGAAGGCACAAGCGCAGGGCAAAGATATGTACCTGAAAGGCGGCACTGGCGCGGCTGATCATGGTTCGGATGCCTTCAGGTATGGGGCAAGATACGCGGCAAAAGTCTTACGGCAAATGGGGCAAATATTATGATTTATGATGTAGATTCTATTTTCCAAAAAGGCTTACGATGGCCTCCGGATGCCGAAAAAACTAGGCTCACGCTATATAAGCAGAATGAAAACCTTTTCGATGGCAATCATACAGCGGTTTACACGGGCCTGCTTAGACTCTTTCATGAGAATGCAGCCGAACATCAGAAGATAGTGATGTGCCTGAATTGGCATCGCAGGCTATCGACCCTGTGGCCTGATCTCCTGATAGGCGAACTGCCAGAAATCAAGGTATCCGAAAGCAGCCAGAAAGCGATTGATCAGCTCATTCTTGATACATCGCTGTTTCCAGAGGCATATAAAGCCCTGATCGATACATCTCGATTTGGTACCGGGCCAATAAAGGCATATCTGGATGAGGCGGGCCTACCGCATGCTCAGGCCATCGCGCCTTCTAGGTGGTTCCCTGTCGTCGATACTTCTGGGCGGGTTATAGAGCATCTTTTAGCCTGGCAAGTTGACAAAACTTTGAACTGTGAGATTCACCGCAAAGGCGAAGTCGAAACCAGGACTTACCAGGTAATCGATGGCAAGATTGCTAGTGAGGCCACTGAGATAGAAATTAACAAAGCGGCCAAAGAGACATATGGTATAGACGATTTCCTGTTAATCCCCTTCTGCAATCTGACAACCACCACGAACCAATGGGGCATAGATGACTATACTTCGCTTGACCCCATTATCAAGCGGCTGGAGACCAGGCTTACTAGGCTGGGCCGAATCCTAGACGCACACTCTGAGCCGGCGATGGGAGTTCCTGAAGATGCCGTAACACGAAACCCGGAAACGGGCGAAATGTCCTATGACAGCAATCTCCGAGTATTTCCGATTGCGGAAGGCCAGAAGCCGCCCGAGTACATCACCTGGGACGGGCAACTATCTGCAAGCTTCCAAGAGATCTCTTTCCTCATGGATCAGCTCTATGCGTTGTCTGAAACCTGCCCTCAGGCATTTGGGCAGTCCATAAGCGGCACTGCCGAAAGTGGCACCTCGCTCAGACTGCGAATGATGGCCCCATTGAAGCGCGTCGAGCGCTTAAGGCTCAATATAGATCCGGCACTAAAGAAGCTTATCCTGCTATTGGCGGGCCTGTCAGACATCCCAATTGAGCCAAACGAGATTACAATCAAATGGAAAGACGGCTTGCCAGAAGACGAATTGCAACAGTCTCAGATAGAGATGAACGATACAACGGCAGGCATATCTAGCAAGAAGGCCGCTGCAATGCGTCGGTACGGATGGACCTCAGACCAGGCCGATGCTGACCAGATGCAAATTAAGGAAGAGTTGGCTTTACAGGGCGGCATATAGGCTGCCCGTATTATTCTTTTTTGATAATAATTTCAATATTTCGGTTTTGGGAGTTGTCCGTTAACAATTCCTACTCGCTGCTAACTTGCGTTAAAGTTTGGTGAATTTCCATGACAGAAGACTCTATTGGCGTGACTCCGACGCCAGGCAACAAATCCCCGGAGGCATCGGCAACCACGTCAGAGCCGTTAAACACTGATGATTTTACGCCTGAGCAACAGAAGAGGCTTGGTAAGATTCTTTCAGCCGAGCGGGATAAGGTCAAGTCGCAATATGCAGACTATGACGACCTGAAAACCAAGCTCAAAGAAATCGAGAAGTCCAAGCTCACCGAAGCCCAACAGCTCCAGCTTGAGCGCGATGAGGCCAAGAAAGAGACCGAGTCCACTAAGAAGAAACTAGAGAAGTTTGAGGCTCTGGAACTTCGGACCAAACTGTTCTCTGACTTCAAGACCAAAAGCGGCGAGCCACTTCCTTCCAACTTGCTCAAATATGTAAAAGGCAAGAATGAGGAAGAGATTCTTAGGAACATAGAGTCCATAGCTTCCGATTTTGGCCTACGAATTGAGAAGAAAAAGAACATCGGCAATCTGATCCCGCCTGGCAGCAACGATCCCCAAAACAAGCACGGATTCATCAACGCTCAGATTTTGGGCGCAGCGGGCAGGGCTGGCCGATAACATGAGGTAATTCCAAATGACTGATTACATTAACAACACTGACTATAACAATATAGTCACTAGATCGGGTGTATCTAACCTGATCCCGACCGAATATTCCAAGGAGATCATCCAGAACGCGGTAGAGGGCTCCTTCTGCCTGCCGAAAATGACCAGGCTCAACGATATGCCCACCAAGGTCAGACAGCTCCCCGTAATGAGCCTTTACCCCACCGCCTACTTCCTGGCGGCTGAGGCCGGCCAGACAGCGACTGATCAGAGCTACGTGGACGGCCTGAAGAAGACCACTAAGCAGAATTGGACATATGCGACCATCACGGCAGAAGAGCTTGCTACCATTGTCCCAATTCCCGCCGCTGTCATCGACGACGCCGCCTCTGGGGGATACGACATTTGGGGCGAAGTGGCCCCCAGGCTATCTGAGGCAATCGCCAAGACCATTGATGCCGCTATTATTCACGGCACAAACAAGCCTTCCTCATGGCCAGATGGCATAGTCACCGGTGCGGGCTCTGCCTCTCAGACTATCGACAAGTCCGATTCAGTTGGCTCCGGCCTGACCTTTGCGGATCTGGCAGATGCGATTCTCGGAGAAGGTGGCCTGTATGCTCTGGTAGAGGCAGATGGATATGATGTCAATGGAGTTGTTGGTGCGCTGTCCCAGAAGGCAGCCCTAAGAGGCCTGAGAGACGCCAATGGGCAGTTCCTGCTTCAGCCCGATATGACCAGCCCAACCAAGTACTCCCTCGCAGGCGTACCTGTCAGCTTCCCCAAGAACGGCGCTCTGGATGCAACCGCCGCGCTGCTCATCGCAGGTGATTGGTCCAAGGCCGTCTACTCCTGGCGGCAGGACATCGAGTTTAAGATATTCGATAGTGGCGTGATCACCAACGATTCCGGTGCTGTGATCTTCAACCTCATGCAGCAGGACATGCTCGCTATGAGGGTTACTTGCCGTCTGGGCTGGCAGCTGCCCAATCCTGAGAACCAGGTACAGACCACCGACGCGAGCAGATATCCCTTCTCCGTGCTGGTGCCTTAGAGGTGAGAAAGATGAGATATCTTTCTATCCTTTTGGCAATGCTGCTCATGATGGGGGTTGCTAGTGCAGCATGGTATCCGGGAACTGCCACGGTGAAAGTTCAATCGCTTGATGCTGCCGAGACCACGGACACGGATCAGATCAAGGCAGCTGCCGTAAATGAGTTCAACAGCACAACGCATTTTGTATTGACAAGCTCAGGCGCGTCAAGTTCTGGTTTTCTTGCTCAACCCGACGTGTGCCGAAACATCATAGCAACGATGAATACAAGCACAAGCGGGTCACTGAAGCTTACCGGCACAAACATTAACGGCGAAACCATCACCGAAAACCTGACGTGGGCGGCGGCATCCGGCGCAAAATCTAGCACAAAGGCGTTTGAAACTATAACCAGAGTAGACGGCACTTGCACCACAAACGCGGCTCAGTTTATTCTAGGAACGGGTGATCTGTTGGGTATGAGAGCTACTATCGGGCCTACAAATACAGTATTCATGGCCGCGCTGGGCGGGACCAGAGAGGCCACCGCACCTTCAGTGACTGTAAGTAGCACTGATGTCAGCCTATGCACAATAGACACATCTACCGCGCCCGGTGGTGCTGTGACCAAATTCTGGTATGCGTGAGGATCTTATGACCGAAATAGTAACAAAGAAGTTCATGAAGTTGGGCACGGTCAACATTCCGGTAGGTACTGAAATAGGCGGCCTGCCCGAGAATGTGATCAAAGAACTCACTGCCAGAGGATTGGCGGATGTAAAGAAAGAGCCCATGAAAGCTCATAAGAAAGAGAAATCCGAGACGGGGATCTAAGCCCGTCTCATAATTATAAAGGTGATATTATGACCACTGCCGTAAGCGATAGCTACATTACCACAATAGAAGATCTGGAAACCAGATTAACCTCCGATCCTAGACCCGCTGCAATCGCTTTATTGGCGGCGGATTCCACAACCCAAACCTGGTATCTCCATAGGGCTACCAAAATAATAGACAATATGCCATTAAAAGGCAGCACATACAATTACATCGATAAGTCGGACCCATCAAGCGATGAACAAGCTCTGATGTTCCCGCGCGTGATCAATGGCTATGCATATGATTGGGACGATGCAACCTCCACTGCAATTGTACCCGAAGATGTCAAGAAAGCGTGTGCTGAAGAAGCAATCGCTCTATACGATTTCTACGTTTCCTCGCCTGGTGACCAGAAGAGGCGCAAATTGCAGAACCAGGGAGTCAAGAGCTTTTCCATAGGCAAGCTATCTGAGAGCTATGGGAATGTCAGCACATCGGCCAAATGGAAGGGCCTGCATAGTCAGGAAG